ACGGATTGACAGGCCGGAAAGACGGCTACTTAAATTAACAACCTCCATGCTATGCGTGGTTTGCTATCCCTCCCCGCCATAAATGACGGGGTATCTCGCAAAGGAAATTTTGATGAAGATTAAAATATTAGTTTTATCAATGCTAGCTGCAACAAATATTTATGCCAATACTGGAATTATTAATCTAAAACTTACTCAAGTTTTAGTAGAACATGTTGACAGAATTCCAGAACAAAATTTAAAAACAAAGAGTGCAATGTGCACCGCTTCTGCTAATCCTGCAAGTGGAAAAGCTGGGCAAAATATTATGGCAAGTGGATACGTAAGTTATGTTATTACCAATAATACAGCTTCAACACAAAATTATTCTATCGACGAATATATGTGCATAAATGGATTTGGATGTACTCATGTTAGAAATTCAGCAACTTTAAATAGCCATATGACAGGAAATGGTGGTGGAACAATTTCTACAACTCAATATATTTCATCAAAAGGAAATTATATTGATCAATCTAGTATTCAAATTACCGGTGAATCCACATGCTTTGTTCAAGGAACAAGTACTGTGACAGTTTCTTAATATTAAATATTAAGCGCCACTCCAATAAAGTGGCGCTTTAATTTTAAGTTTTAATACATTTGTTTATTACACTAGCAGGTTGCATAATACTATGTGCTCCACCGCCACCTTGAGCAGTAATAGGAATATTTTCTGAATTTCCTCCTGGTTGAGCAAACGTATGTTTTCCACCACCAGCACAATTAAAATTAAAATACGCGAATACTGCTCCTGGAGCATGATTATGATTAGGCATTTCAGCAATGGTTAATGTATGAGTTTCAGATCCACCAGATTGGCCTACAATATTTCCTATCGTAGCTGTTCCTGATCCACCAGACCCTATTGTTGTAGATCGATTCAATGCTGGAATATTAAATGTTGTTGAACCGTCACCATTACCCCAATTGAAAAATTGAACTGCTACTGTTGCACTAGCTGTCGCTGTATTTGACATAACAATAGCTGTTCCACTAGAAATGGATGCTATTGTTGTTCCTGAAGGAATCCCTGTGCCTTCCAATGCCATTCCAGCATACATTTTCGAAGTATCAGAAAGTCCAGTCAATGTATTTACTGTATTTGTTGTTGTTCCCATTTGTGTTTGACTAATGACACTTAATAGTCCTGCATAGGTTGTTCGGCTTACTGCACTACCATCGCAATTCAAATAACCTGAAGGGGCTGTAACACCGGAAAAATCAATAATTGTACCTGATTGGACACCTTCAGTATTCCCACTTATTACTTTCCATGTTGAATCTGTTCCAGGCGTATTTGTATTATTCGAAATTTGATTCTCATAAACTATTCCACTGTAATAAACTCGTGAATAGATAGGATAAGAAACAGTATTTCCTACAACCCATGGAGGTGTACCGTATTGCTGATATTGTTGAAGATTATTTGTTATATCAAAAAATAATTGATTCATTTGACCACGAGGAATAGGCAAAGCTGCTGGATTCGTCAATAGATTATATTCATAAGGATCTGTCCAACCAGCAAAATAACTTACTGATCCATCACCCGCCGCATTTGTAGGAATAGATGCCAAATCATCGGCATTTTGACCAAAGGGATAAACATAATAATAATAGGGAGCTGGCATAAAAAAATTCCTTTTATAAAATTAATAAATTATTCAGTAATCATTACTTCGCCACTTTCTGAAACCATAACCATTTTACTTTCAGTAACCATAACTTGTTCAATAAATTCTCTTTCAGTGAATGATAATATAAATGGATCTATAAAATTTCCATTTGAAAAATTTCTATTTGTATTTTCGTAATGCTCAAAAGTACCAGCATTAAATCCAAATTGAAATCCATAATTAATATGAACTTTAATTCCCACCCCTACCGGACGAGGAAATAAGTCAAGTGTCTGTATAGCATCAAATAGATTTTGAGAAAAATCACCGCTGGTAAATATATAAGTCATTGTCATATTCAGACCATCTAAGGCATAAATAGTGCCTGAATATCCAATATTTGAAGTAGATACTAGATAATTAAAAAAATCATTAATTACTGTTATAGATCCTCTATTGCTTAATTGAAAATATCTTAATCTTAATAAAAATCTTTGTTCTTCTAAAGTAAGAGATATTGCTGTTCCTTTAGATGAAAAGTTACTATTTTCGAAGTTTAGATATGTGTTTTCCAAGGTTGGATAACTTAGTATCTGATTAAATCCCCAGATAGGAGCATCACTTGACTCTGGAATATTCTCAAAAAATAAAGGAACAAATAAAATATATGACCAGACACTTAAACCAAAACCATTCGCTGTCAACAAATTAAAAACATTGGTATACCAATCAATCCAAAATTGAGTTTGATATAAATCATACCAATTTTGTTTTTGATTTATTAAACTTAATAAATTAGTAGATTCGTCATATTGCCATAATATGGCTTGTAATAGATTAACCTTATAATTGAATTCTTCTATATTCATACTGAACTCACGGATATATAAGGCGCGGATGTTATAGCCTGTTGCCATACGCCTATTGGAATTTCAGTTGTTTGATAAATAGGCGTTGTAGTGAATTTTAAAATATCAGTTAAAGTGACTGCTAATGCTGGCGTAAAAGTTAATGTTTCTGTTCCGCTAATTGTTGCATTAGCTGACATTGTGATCCCTGTTGAACCAACTAATGATACAACTGTTGTCGATCCTGGTATTCCTGCTCCAGTTATTCCCATCCCAATAACAACTCCTGAATTTGAATTCATGCCTGTTACAGTATTCAAACCACTCGTAATAGTTCCTTGTAAGTTAAAAGAAGAAAAAACGGCATTTCCAGACATTGTAATATCGTGACTTCCCACGATTGTTGCTACTGTTGTTCCAGTAGGAATATTTCCGCCTGAATCAGTAATAGTCATTCCAATTTGAATTCCCACATAAGGTGAAATAGGAGCATTGTATGTCAAACCAGAAACAGTATTAGCCCCATTTGTTATGACACCTTGTTGCGTGAAAGATTCAACGCCAACTTGTATTTCTTGTACAAATAATCCAGGCACTAATATATTTATTGCTGCTGCTAATTGAAATGGTGAAACAGCTGCACCAACAACAAATCCTGATTGTCCTGGTAAATTACCCGTTGCATATTGAATTATCGCATTCTGTACTGCTGACGTGACATTTTGAACAGTGGTAAAAGCATGAACTGTTACCTGGATACTAATATTTACTAACGACGGTAAATCGAATAAAACATTAATTATCTGATTAGAAAATTGATTAAGAAAAGGATACGAAATAGGAATTCCCAAACCATTATTATAAGCCGCTCCTGCACTTTTACTATAAGTTAATGCACTTGCTATTAATTCAAGTGAGGCTGTTCCGCCTACGACTGCATAAATTGAATGTGGAACCATTAAAATATCATTTATCGTTTGCGGAGTACTGCTTACATTTTCTTGAAAAGTAACGCCTGATTGAGAAACACCAGGAATCATATATAAGGCGGCTATCACATTTGCAGCTATACTATTACCTTGTGCGCCTAACGCATTTTGTCTTAATATTCTAGCTTGTGTATCAGATTGTGTTGACGCTCCTTGAGTAGCTGCCAATGGATTTGTAACCGTTTCCCATCCTAGTATATTGCTAACGATTGTCGTCAAAGTATTTGCGGGTGCAGGTATCGCTCCAGTAGAAACAGATTGAAAAGGAACATTTAAAAGAATTCCACCCGTTGGGATTACAGTTAAGGAAACAATTTCAAAAACAACTGAACCGTCATCATTAGATATCTGAGCACCCGCTGGAATAGAAGTACCAACAACACCAGTAATTGTGCAATCAACTTTTGAGTGTGATGCAGGTATTCTCTGTAATCCCAATAATTGCATGAGAGCATCTAAAAAAACACCACCAGCAACATTCGGATTTATTTGATTTGCTAATGCAACATTATTATCCGCAACTGCAATTCTTGAAAGAGTTTCGATTGTTATTAACATTCCTTGAGGAGTACTGGGATCAATATTAAGATCTGATCCAAAAGTATTAAGATATTCCGCCTGTACTTCAAGTTGAATTTCATTTGCATCGGCAGTTATAACACCAGTGCTTTCAATATAATCATAAACATCATTAGCCACTGATTCCTCCTGAACCAAATACGGTTCGAATAACTGCTGTGTATGTTAAATTATTATCAATTTGTGAAGTGATTAAGGAAACCACTTCGACAACATTGGGAACATTTAGAAATGCAACTCTCAAAGCTGCTGTATATTGTTGTATATTAGGAACACCAATCCAGACGACTTGAAAAAATGGGATACCTTGATTCACATCGAAAATAATTTCACCAAGAACTGTTTGTGCTGCCTGCGCACAAGCTTCAAGAACTGCCTCAATATCACGACTAATTGATATATTATGATTAGAATCTAAATAAATATCATCATAGGCTACACCTGGGATATTATTATTAACATTTGCTGATAGTGTTTGCATAAAATCCTTTTAAGGCACAAATGGCGTAATTGATCCTGAAGCAGTGATATCTCCTACGACACGTTCGTTTCCTGTTACTGTTAATGCATTCGTTGCTCCCCCGCTAACTGTAACACCTTCTGTCGCAATTACAGGGCTATTAATTGTTAATGAGCTTGCGCCTATACCTGTTACGACTCCATCAATTTGAAGTCCACCCGTTATCTCTACCAATGGAGCGGTGAGCTTTATTCTATCAGATTGTAAACTGATTTTAATCGTTCCGTCGATATTTTGTAGCACCACACTACTAGCATCTTCCGGCGAAATATTATATCCGGTCATAATGTCTGGGATAAATAAACCATCTGCAAAATTCTTTATTCTAGCTGTATTAGGGGCTGCCTGTTGATAGTTTTGAAGAAATAGGGATATATCCCTATCATTTGCAATAACCCATCCCAAATCACCTGTATTTAAGCTAAAGCTTAAGAAAAAACCACCGCCTCCAAGAAGCAATACAGGCAAGCTTGCTATTTGTGAACGCGGTATAATTTTTCCGTCCGTTGTGACAATCGAGATCAATAATTGAACTTGAACTCGATTTGTTGTTCTATCATAGGCCAACACCTTGGCAGGTAGCATCCCATTAATATTTTGAATAAATTTTTTGAAACAAAATTGTAAAGTACCGGACAAAGTACCATTATTCGCAGGATCAATGTCGGGTGCATTAGGTATAATCAATTCCGTATCCTCTGCGCTTCTGCAATATAATAAAATGGTGTATCTCTCGTACATATTTCAAATGACAATTTATAAATCACATATTCTCCGTTGGCGGCAGGATAAATATTGCTTTGTATTCTTATCAAACCACCAATAAGAACTCTATTATCCAATAAGAATTTAACTTTAATTCCTTGTTCTGTAAATTCTGGTATTCCTATCATTCCCGTACTTGGGCTTACAATCTTTAAAGTATTTCTCAATGGAACCCCAGCATCTTTAACTACTAAAACACCATCATCTTGGTAAGCATTTATACCACCTAAATTATTCAATTCTGCGATTTGATTTATTCCAGATCCTGAAAAATTATAATTAGAAATATTTTTAGTAGTTGCTTCATATCTTAAAATAAGTCCTGTTAAATTTGCTACTGATGCTGAAATCTGCTGAGTTGTCGCTTGACCTGATTGACTAACACCAACAACTTGAGTTTTTAAAAAATTTCCAGTTAAACATTTCAATGTAATCCCGACATCGGGGGGTTGCGATAAGCTAGAATATATAATATTACCAGTGTAAATAATAGCTGTTCCATAGGATTGTCTCCCTGCTTCAACGGTAATACTTTTAATTGTATTATTACGATTGTATGGTGTAGTTTCTGTCAATATATAATCTTGAGTTTCTCTATCTAAATTAGCAATAATAATATTAGATTCATTTTGCAATGAATTAGCAAATTTTGTTCCCGTTGCCTGAATATAAAATGGAGTAGAATATGTTTTTATTCTCCCATTTACCTCCAAAGATACTTTTATTATCCTAGGATCTAATTCATTAGGCATTGGCATAAATAATTTCCAATTCTGATTCTGATGCATAAATCAGAAATTGTGTTATACCAAATTGTCTCCAATCTGGATAATCATCATTCTGTGTTATAAATACAAAATTTCCATTTTCTAAATAATGAGATTCAATTAATGGAAATCCATAAACCGCTCTAACCCCTGTCACTATTACTATATTATTTATTATTATATCTACTGATATGACACCACTTGTTCCATCCAAATTATCTTGAGTTGCATGGAAATTAAGATCGAATTGATTATCATTTAGTTGAATAGATAGAGATTGATTAGGGATATTTTGTAATGGTATTTGAATCATATTATTATCCCGAAATAGTTATAGGTTTAGATAAATTAAATAAATCTTGAGCAGTTGTCATTTGTTTTATATTCGCTGATGTTCCTTGCTGTTGTCCTCGATCAATCGTTGATGAATTTGATGGATATTTTGGAACATTTGTGGATTGAGCAGTAACATATACTACTTGTTTTAAACTTAATGCTATTGTTAAAGCATCATACATATTAGGATCTTCTTCATGTGGCAATGCAGATATAATCTGATTCTGATATATGCCTGCTCGCGTCTGAACAATTACTAATGTTGCTTGAAAAAAATATTGTCTAATTGATTTATAAACATCTTGATAATCAGACGATGCAAGTATTAGAGATAAATCTATTTCAATAGGTAATACGATTCTATGATCTGTAATAATTGCGCCTGTTTCTATGGGATGCTCCATTAATTTAGATTGTTCTTTTATAACTGCCTTTATTGATTTTGCTTGTTTGAATAATTCATTATAGTTTTTATCAAATATAGCAACTGTATCTACAGCTGAAGAGGGAAGCAATGTATTAATAATATTTAATGGATTAGACATATACATTATCCGCCGAGTTTGCACTAGCTTGCTCTGTTTGAGATGTGAAATATTTGTTAAGCTCTGCTCTTAATCCATAAGCCACTCCTTGAGCATCGTTTGTCTGAATATCCATATTAATATTACTTATATTAATATTATTATTTCTGTTAAACAAAGATGAATTAATAACACCATTTGATGATGCACTATTGATAGGAGATGATGACGCATCATTCAAAAATCTTTTTCCAATTTCTTGACCGACATACTTTCCAGAAGAAGATCCAAATCCTAATATTTCAGATAATTTATTATGTATAAAACTTAATGGATTTATCAGAGATAAAAGATCTGTAATGGCTTTTTTTACAACATCCTTTATATTTTCTCCCCATTTTTTCCAAGCGTTTTTGTTTTTTGTTATTTCAAAAATAGACAGCCCTATAGAATCAACAAAGTTATTAAATTTATCTATTAATTCACCGGTTAATGAATTACTACCGCTTAAAAATGCTTTAAAATCTTCATATAAAATACCAACTAATGCGATCATTAATAATACTGATCCAGTAATCAATATTTGTTCTGCAAATATAATACCTAATGCTGCACCTATACCAATCAATGATCCGATAACAACATCTTTATGTTGAGAAAGATATTCAAATCCTTTTGTCAAATAATTGAAAAATTTTATTAAATATGGTAATAAATCACTTTCTACAGCATTTGCCAATGTTCGAAAACCATGCTGTAAATTCAATAGAGATTTATTATATTCAGTCGTTAATTCAATATCTTTTTGAGTGACAACACCTAATTCTCTTTGTTGTTTTAAAGCAGATTCTACTTCTCTTCTACCTTGTTGCAATAATAAAATTGTGGCCTCATCTAATCCTAATGATTTCCCCAATTTAAATGCTGAAAAACGGCTAACTTTGCTGAATACATCGGCAAGTTGAGGAAGAAATCTCAATGCTACTGAGGGATTTGTATTGAAATGCTCAGATAAATTTTTGAGAGAATTTTGAAACCCTTCTGCTGTTCCTCCCGCTTGCCTAACGGCATTATCCCACGTATCCAATTGTTCGGCATTAACACCCAAAGCTCTGGAGGTTTTACCTAATTCAATATCATAATCAAGCGTATTTTTAAATCCTGATATTACAGCGTTAACAGAAGCAAACCCTGCTAAAATTCCAGATAATGGTGCTAATATTCCTAAGAATTTCTCACCTAATCTTCCGCTAATATTGTCAGTTTCTTTTAGAGATTGATTTAATTTCTTTGTCGTATTGAGTGCTTCTTCTGAACCTTTTTTAAGATTAGAAGTATCACTTTTAAATAAAATATAAAAAGTCTCAAGTATCGACATTATAATCCCTTATTTTTTTTAGCTCGCTCCATTGCTTTATATTCATTGTATCTTGTAATAGCGATAATTTCCCATAAATTCATGGCATCTTCTAAACTATAAATTGTTTTTAATTCGTTGAGGGTTGCTTTTCCGTCAGCGATGATTGTTGCGACAAATGGATCAATATTTTTGAAATCGATTCCGGTATTTTCTGGGCGATATCTTGTAAGAAAGTCGAGACTCGCCCGCTGAGAAAAAAAGAGCAATTATACTCCATCATTGCAACTTCAAGTTTTGCCAATGTTTCCCAATTTCCTGTATGATTATCTATTAATGCCGTAGTAGTTAGCATTAATGGTGCTGATTTATCATGAATCTTAACTCCAACATACATCATCATTTTTTGCATGATTTCTTCGTTAACTTTATAATCCCCAACTTTTGGAATGGCTGAAGATGTATAACGAGCAATAATTTCACGTCCAGCAACGGCAGGAAATTTTGACAAAATAAATGTTTTTCCATCAATTTCTATTTCTTTAGGTTCAATCATAATCCGCCTATTTTATTTTCAAAAGCGAACTGATAATTTTTCGACTTCAATCTCCCAGCACTTGATACAGCGCTACCTGGCAAGCCATCTGTGATAGCTCCATTAATCAATGTAATAGGAGTATTATTCGGATATATACCAGTCATTGTAATAATATCTCTGGCACCTGTTTTCCCTTTTCCTACTCGATTCGCTTCTAATAAAACAGCTAAATTAAGATCGCTAAAACTTTCTGGAATAACGTTCAATGTAACAATAATTGATTTGCTTTTGACCAAATAATCAAATCGCCATTTAATCCCATTGCTTTATCTGCAATTTGAATAGATGGTAAATCAAAAGGATCTGAATCATCAGCGAATTCTGTAATCAAAAGTCCTATAGGAAAACTATTGGACGCAATAATATTAATCGATAAGCCAAAACCTGAAATATTTTGCATTTTATTTCACTCCATGAAAATTATATTAACGTATGCGTCCCTGTGATCTTACTCACAACGTCATCTTTACTATAGATTAATGTATATGTTGCAGTATAAACGGCTGGATTTCCTGAAGATGTAATAATTACATCGACATAATAACCACTATTCTGCACTTGATACCAAGCCAACGGATCACCAGTCTCATCATAAATAAATGTTTTCTGTGTGGTATTTAATTTCTTTCCAACACTAATGACTCCATTATTTAATGCTTGGTTTATTACCGATTGTAATGTAGCAAGGATTTGACTTCGACCTTGATTATTTGCTGAAATTCTATTTACAGCTAATAACAAATTCATTAAAGCAACTGTTGCAGCATCTTTCAGCCAAATTTCATTTACATAAACATTCATACCGATTAAATTAGTTGTTATTGATTCACCTTGAAGATTTCCATTTTGATAGAATGCAATTTGTTGCCCTGCTTGCTGAGTAACACCATAATAGTTAACATTCAAACTATCATATGCACTCTTTGTAGAATCTGAATTAACACTTGGTGTTAGTCCTGCGACTTGTTGATACTCATAATTTTGTACTGAGTTTGTCGCTGTATAATCCGTTGCTGCTTCAATCATCATGGGAAACATTTCTGGAAATTGAAGAGTAGTAAATGTGATATTTTCTGTCACACTTCCTGTTGCCGGATTAGACATTGTAATTTGTGTAGAACTAAGAATACTTTGAACAACTGTTCCATTGGGTATATCAGTACCAGAAATAGGCATTCCAACTGATAAACCTGAAGTGCTGGTAAATGTAGCAATATTTGAACTACTCGTTAATGTACCTAGTAAAACAGTGGTGATAGCAGGAGAGTTAGTTAATCCAACACCTTCTATGGCACCAATTCCAGGAGAAATAGTTGATGTATATGCCGTAACATTAGCAGGCGTTACAGGAACGGAATACATATAAATGACATTTTTTGATTGATTCCAAATTGCAGCGTCATAAATATTCTGCAATGACAAATTCAAATTTGTTAAAAATGCAAAGGAACCGAAATTATTCGATGCATTATCAGAATTATTTAATGTTTGTGTTATGCTTTCTACTGCGGATCCTGTTGACCATATAGCGCCAGGTAAAAAATTACCGTTGATATCAGACGATTGTGGCAACCATCCTAATAAGCCAGTGCCTGTAATATTTGTTCCACCACCTCCGGCAACAACTTGAATCGGATTTGTAACTGCCCCATTAGCACCACCTGTTAAGAAAAATCCACCATAATTAATACCATCAAAAGACGATTGATATGTAACCGTGGCTGCTGTCCACATAGAACCACCGCCTGTTTCAGCTTGAATAGCATTCTCAATAATGGTTGCTACTGCTGCTAGACTTCCTGCACCACTAAAATCCATTCCACTCAATGTGAAAGTGAATCCACCCATTGTTAGAATAAAAGATCCTGAACTTATTGATGTCCAGTTAGCTAACAAACTTCCATTATTTTGCAAAGGAATAATAGAAGGTGCTACTGCTGATTGAACGAATCTTGCAAACTGTATAGATTGTGGTTGAGTTTGATTTTTACTTATCCATGAAAAATAAAATACAGCTCTTAAATACTCTTCGGATTGATTTCCGAAATAACTAGCAACTTCTGCTGAGCTATCAAATGAAACAAATGTTTGAGGGGGTAATAGAGGATTAGCTGTAAATAAACGAGCCACAAGTGATCTGGTTGTAACTATTGATGCTCCACCTATTCCTGATGTAATATCAACATAATTCGTAATAGAAATTGCCATGTTTAAAACTCCCTTTTAAATAATTTTCCCTATCTTCAAACAGGGATAATATTATAATCATAGTTAGTGATTATTGGACTTATTGATTCTCTTTTATTTTCATATGTCAAAACAAAATCAAATGACGGTGAAGCTTCAAATTGATCTCTATCATCGACAAAATAAGGATTCAATAAATCTGTGACTCTTAATATTCCTATTCCAGATTCGTTAAGTATATCTCTAGTATTGTCACTTTGCATAATACTAGATACTTCATAGACTAAATCGGAGGCTGTATATTGATTAGGTGTCGTAGGATATTGCAGTACTAAAGCTGATATTTGAAATGTCGATTCCATATACTGAACTTCTTTATGGATCATTTGAGTATTATTCCACTTATCATATCGACCCAAAAAGCCGTATCGTTTACTAGCTACTTTAAAAAAATAAATTGTTGGTGATGTATTTATACCTTGCTGTGTTGGTTGATTTGATTGTTTAACGATCACATTATTAAAGCCATCTTGTACCAATCCATTTTTTATTATAGGTAAAAATATTTGAATCAATTGATTATCACTGAGAGTAGTCATTCGTTACCTCCCAAGAAATTACCATTTCCAAAATTTAGGTAGCTATTATGATTCGTTTTAGAGTTGAATCCCCATACTTGTTGATCTGCATTATCATTCCCGATTTGGATACATAGAACGCCTTTCCATCCATCAATCATAAACCAGTCATTAGCTGATTCACATTGATATCTTTGACCATTAAATGAAATCTGATCTCCTGATATATCGCGTTTAACATCCATTAAATTATTACTTGTATAAAATGTGTAATAACTTTTTTGAAAATCCAGACCATAAACTGTATAAAGATTTCTAGGTACAGGCTGAAAGCTTCCGCTCATTTTTGTACCGATATCGTATTGCGTTATATCTTGACCAATAGCATTAGGAATTCGACCTAAATCTCTATAATAGACAACACTTTCCTGTGAAATAATCCGAAACGCCATATTTAAAACATTTGCACCTGGGATCATTCATTTTCCACCTTGTAAGCGACTGTTGCTAACATAAGTCCTGTATCGATTAAAGGTTTAGTAACATTTCCCAAAGCTGAGTAACTTATTCTTCCTTTTATTTTACTTAATTTTGAGCTTTTTCTAATTCTTTGAATAACTGTACTTTCTGCTAATGCAGGAGAATATACTTTTCGAATTGATTCTCTTATTCCGGCTGCTGCTTTAGAACCGATTGCATCCAGTACATCTTCAATTTTTAATTGATTTTTTAATACTTTTTTAGATCCATCAAATCCTATTTTTTCCCATGTATTTTTATCTCTAACTAATGTAGGTCTTAAAAATGGTCTAGCTGGAACATTTCTAGAAGGATTACCAAATTCATTTGAAACCACGACTTCTGCTATATAGGGAGGATTTTTATTTTCTTTACTAATGGGATATTTTGCACCATCAATCCATCCCACCTTACAAACTTTATTGTGCAAATTTTTTAAAGCATTTTCTAAAGCTTTTCCACCATCGCCTTGAATAGTTTTTATCTCCATTGACGCCTTCCCCAGCATCCACCTTGATACCCGAATGCTTGCAATGGAGCACTTCCACCGATGTAAAAACCACCCACTGAGTTAACTTGTAGGAGAGCTAATAATGATTGTCCAGGTGGCGTTAAATTAAGCCACCATTGGAATTGATTTGGAAGAGGAGGAGGCGTTAAACCTACGCTAACCTTATCGATAGTGGCTGTTTGCATTAAACCAGGAACTTGAGTATTTCCCGCACCTGATGCAATTATACCCGAAAGAAACGCTAAATGAGCAACCATTAGATTTAATGCATATTGTCTCATCGAACCTTGAAGAGCGCCCCAATTAGCCACTGTGCTAATATAATTGCTAGCGATATCCCAATATGTTTGCATTAATGATTCTGGATATGTAACTGGATTTGCGAACGCCGGACACTGCAATTTGAAAAGTGCATAATCAAACGTCAACAATGTATAAGTCATTAATGTTTACTCTTAGGTAATCCTTTAAATGTTTTGATAGTTTCGTCGCCATTTTCTCCTTTTTCAAAATCTTTTGGAGTTAACGGTGATGATCCATCCTTTTGAGCCATATTTTGTATCTTTTTTTCAGGTTCAACTTTCTTTTTATCGTAGCTTAAAAAACCTGCTGCTACATGCCTCTGAAAACTTTGATTTTTGAGTAAAAAATCCAGATCTTCATTACTTACTTGGGTTACGACACCTAATGGAGTATGTAGACTTTTAGTGGCAACTCCATGACCACCATTAATTACGACTTTACGAAGAATTTTATTGTGACCTGGAGATGACTTATTTTCACTGATAGGAGGACTTTTTTGATATTCAACATAAGTACCACTACATGTTGCAGTGCTATAAACATAAGGCATTAATAAAGCTCCATTTTATTTAATTTTGAAGCGCAACTTTTATGTCGCGCTTATCGATCTTAGATACCAAACCATCGCGTTACTGCGAAAGGTCTTTTACACATAGCGCCTGCTGTGGCATTGCTATAATCTTCTTCATATGCTTTTGCCAATTGCTGTACGCCTAAAACCTGGAATTTAGTAGGTACAGGTTGAATCCATACACGACCGCCATCTGTAGACATATCATCAATTTTATCAGCAAAAAGATAAAATACATTATCGCTTGTATATGCATTATTAAGCTGAGGAGCAGAAACAACTCGAATTCTTGGATATGCTACTCGTAGCCAATCTCTCACAGAAATACCAAAATCAGAAGTTGTTGATAAATAATCAACTGCATCTGTTGAAATTGCTAATGTCATATCAACTTTTTCAGGATCGATAGTATCTTGAGATTGTGTTCGTAATGTCACAATAGCTGTACGAATATCTTTGCAAATTTCTAGAAAGGTTTTCGTAGACCACGTTGTAAAAGTTGAAGCACCGGCTGCCACCTCGGTATAGGCCAGCAAACCAGGATCATTAAGGAAACCGTAAGTATTATTATCACCAGAATTGAACCCATAAAAACCAACCGCATTACGATTGATTTCTAAGTTTAAAGCAGCGGCTTCTCGTTTCATTCCTGAATCGTCAACAAGCATACGAGCGGCTCGTGCTGATTCTAAAACGCCGACTTTCATTCCTTCTTCAAAACGAACTACGGTTCGATAATTAAAATTCACGTTCCAGCTTGATAAAGGTACGTTAGTATAATCACCATAAACTTGACCGGCACCTGTACGTTCTAAAATACCTTGAACGATCTGTTCATCTTCCCATGATCCTGTAATCATTAGACCGATGATATCATCAATTTTACGAGCAGCAGTGATTACAAAAACAAATCCTGGAAGCCAATTCTGTAAAAATTGAACTGGCGTACCAACTGATCCGGTCGTGATTGTGGGTTGAATAGCATCCATTGCATAAAGATGATCCAAGGCTTGTTTATAGCCATCCATCATTTTTTTAACAGAATTTGAATTGATATTAATACCTATTTTTGGCAATGCACGGTATTCTGTTGATTTAAAATCTTCTAATGCTTTAAAATTCTTTGCGGGAATGTAAGATCTTTCCGCTTTAACGTGACTCATCATAATTAATGTCCTTTTAAAATTTAATCATCCGTTGATTAAGCAGTAGGTTGACCAACTCCTGGGTTTAAAGTAATAACCGCAAGTCCAGCACCTGTCACGGTAAAATAATCGACTACCGCATTCGCCCATGATTTACCACCAGGTAAAGATGTCGTAGGTGTTACAGTTGATAATGCACCTGTCGTTTGATCATAAACCACAAGATCACCGATATTCGCTGCACCTGGTAATGTTACGAAGAAGCTTCCCATTGTGGCGCATTCAATCTGCGTGAAATTAGGAACCACTAATGTGGGAGCCAATGGAATTCCACCGGAACCGAATAATGCCACATCTTTAGGATCGACTAAAATACCTGCGTATACTGCCGTACCACCCGCATTCCCTGCGGCAACAAATCCTTGAGATGTGATAGAGCAACCAGTTGCACCGATGACATTATAAGAGGCTAGAGCTGAATCAATAGTATAAGACTGCGCTCTCCAAGGACTATCAGAATATTGTTCGCCTGGTACACCACCACCTTGATAAATTTGAACGTTATTTTGGAAAGGCATCTTATTTAACTCCTTTTAAATAGCTGTCAATACAGCTCGATTGAATATTAGAATCATGTGTGATTCGAGAGACGGAATTTGCTTTTGAAGCAGCTAAAAACCCTTCCAACATAGAAACTTCATGGCCTGGAATACATTTCAATCCCAGTTTTTTAATACCATATTTAGCAACTTCTTTGTGAGTTTTTTCTGAATGATCAAAAGTACCAATATGTTTTGATAATTTTTCAGCAAGTGAATTCCTTCGAGAAATTTCCAGGAATAAACTTTTAGCATCCATTCCTTTTCCATCTTTTCCTTTTTTATCTGCTGGCTTTTCCATATCCCCATCTTCCTCGGTATCTTCATCTTCAACTTCAGCTTTATTTATAAATTTTTTGTAAGCCCCTTCTTCATCTTTTGCATCACCCTCTTTTTCTGCTTCTTCAGATAATTCTTTTTTGGCTTCGCCTTCACTTTCGCCTTCATCTTCAATTTTAGCTGGAGACATGTTACCAAGCATTTCTTGTAAATTTCTAATGGCTCCCACACATTCTTCTAGAGTCATCATGTCATCTTTTACCGGTTCATCTTTTCTTTCTTTATCTGCCATTAGAAGCTCCTTGCTATCTATTGTGAATTTGAATTTATCTAATACGGCAACGTCCGATCCAGAACGCCCCTCATCAACCAAAGCAAGATGATTACCTCTAATGCTTCGTTGAATTGCATCATAATTTTGACCATTATATACCCCAGGGGTCAAATCGTACAAGCACCTATATCCGATAGATAATTCTTTTTTACCCTGTTCGATTAGGCTGGCTAATTTTTCAGAAAATATTTTAATATTCGCTTTTAGATATCCATCATGAAAATAAACATCTTCACCTATGACGCCATGAATTCCTTTTTTTTCTGCCGGGAGCATCCCTTCATCTTCAGAACCAAGCATAGCGTGCTCATCTGTCCAAGGAAGCAATTTAAACGAGTTTATTGTTTCTGTATTAGATAATTCCTCTTCTGGTCGATAGACCTGATAAATTCTATCCGGTTCAAGATCTGGACTTATTTGCGCGCCTGAATAAGGGAAAATCCCTACCTTGCTAATGGGATTTCCTTTTATTTCTGTCCACCCGTTTAAATCAGAATTTCTGGCAGTATCAGGTTCTTGATCATAAATTTTGAATGATTCGCCTTTGTCGTCATCTTTAGTATCTTCCCTAGACTTTGAATAAGCAATCGCCGCGGCCTGTTTAGGATCCATATTAGGATGTGCATTCAATTCCGTTTTAATATTTTTACTTATCGTTTTTTGGCTAGAGCCAGATTTTAATGGCATTTCCTTTGCCTCCTATCTAATCATTGTCATCCGAAAAATCTATTACAGGATTTATTGTACACCTACAATTTATCGGATTTCCAGGAATGCCGCGATCACTTTCTGGAACTCCAAGTTCGGCTTGTTCGGCCTCTAAATTCTCAAAAGAGAATATATGCCCATCTATTTTAATATGAGATTTTCTAGGAGAAACACCACCATAACTATGAATCCACTCAAATTTCTTAACACCAATAGAAACTAATCTTTGTTTATTTATATTATTATATGCCTTTCTAGTTTGATCTAGTGCTATATTTTGTGCTCTTCTTTGTGTTTGTTTTCCATATTTTTGTATTTCTGGAGCTAAATCATGAATACCATTACCTGTCGTTATGGATCTCATTACAGCACCCGTCACATTTTTAAAATATTCTTGAGGAATAGATTTTATCAATGAAACATTTTCTGCGATAATAGCGGTTGATACATCTTCCATACCCGTAGGAATGATGCCAGTTTTTATTGATAATCCACCGCTTAATTTACCTAGACTGCTATGCAGCGTAGATTTACTTACTTCACTTGAATTTATTACCATTTTAGATGCTAAATCTTTAGACTTTGAAGAAAATAGTTTATTAAATTTACTTAATAGATAATTAGTCAAAATTCTAGCTTGAGAAGAAATACTTGCATCCATTGCTATTTTCTGAATATTTTCTTGTTGTGAAAAAAAATCATCTGCTATTTCACCATTAAATAACTTCTTTAATTGTTTATTTGTTTCATCAATCATTTTTTTAGTCATTTTTTTTAATTCTAAAGTATACTTTCTTTGTAGAGAAGCATTATAATTAAGCTGTTGACCACGTAAAATGACATTACGATTCTCTACCCATTTATTTTTCTTTTTTGTTAATGGTAATGAATTAGCCATCCTTTTTCTCTTCCATTTTTTCGGATTGATCACGGACGATAGAATGAAAAGCCCAATGTGCAGCTTGTTGCAAATTAACAATAGATAAATCCATTTCTCTGTTATTAATTTGTTTTAAATATTTTTCTAACTTTCTAAATTCTTGTTGAACTGTTTTCAACATAGAATGATGATCTGTAGGAACATCATTCCTAATATTCAAATCATAATTATCAACTGTCACTTGGTTTTTCCTCCACAAATTCTTTGTTTTCGTTATTTAATTCTTCGTTATTTTGCTCAATTTCTTCATCAACCATGCCATTATATCCACTTTCAGAATCAACGATTAATCGTTGTCTTTCGTCATTTCCATCAATAGCACCACTCGTCATTAGAATTTGCCCTGTTTCTGCTTTTGTTTTATTAAGAATTGCTAACTCTTCAGCTGTCATAGCATCTAAAGGCTTCCATTGAACTTCAGTATCAAAAGGTGCGATATTAAATTCATCGCATATTTCAGATCGAATCAACAATAAATGATGACGTTGAATCAAAGGCGTTAAAGCATGGCATTGAAGACTCTCAAGCATTTCATGATAGCTTGCCTCCTCATATTCACCTGTCGCATTAAAACCTTTTGGTGATGTTCCTAAAAGCTTTACGGCAGGTACGTTTGATGCTGCTGCTACTAATTGATATTGAGTCATGATAACTTCATCAAGATCTGCTAGTGAAGTATCAAATTGAGACATTTTTTCCTCAAGACCTAATAATTTAATTCCATAATTATCACGAAGATTAACCCATTCTTGAATACGTGATGTGACACCTTGATTTGATACAGGATTGTTCGGTTGATTAGCTAGAGACTGTGCTAAATCAATGTTAATAACATCTGTTCTCTTCGTTAAAGCCAACATAGGTGCTTCATTAGCTATTCTTTCCGCAGCATATACACGTTCATAAATTTTTTGAGGTATTGGAATTCCTCCATAAATATATGTGGGTTTTAATATATCTGCTACTTCTTCAGTACGATAAACAATAAGATGCGATTTATGCACAAGTTTACCGGCGATATTCCACCATGTCGGTTCATAGAATCCTATGCTAGAAGGATCACCCGATGCCTCTTGATCAAGTTGTGGAGTTACCCAATATGGATCTATTTGAGATATACCTTTATAACTTCCAGGTTTTACACCATCTGGATTAAACGGCTTAAAATAATATTCTTCATCATCTGAATCGACTTTAAACATCGCTATTCTGATTCCAAATATACGACCAAACTGTAAAAATTGAACAAGATTATATTCTAGTCGATATTCCATATCCAACTTTCTCATTTTATCTAAAATCTTTGGATCAATATCTGTTCCGTCATTTACAGTAACATCAAAACCTTTTCTGATTGCATCTTCAGCAGGCATTAAACACGCTTTCGAAACCAGCCATTGCTGAGCCAGCATAGCGCATAATTGATAACCTATAAATGTTTGATTTGCATACCAGAGCAACTGCGGTACGGGTATGACTTCATTACCATAAAACGATGATTTTATACTTTGAGCATTATCCATAGCAAAATTAAATTTCTTTGAATCCATAGCGTGTTTTACTTCAGGCGTAATACTATTTTTAAATGTATGATCCCAAACATTTTCAATTTTTGAAATCATTGCATCAATAGCAAAATCATTTGTGCTGAATATTTGCCTTGGCTTTTCTTTGAATTCTTTTTGAGTAGGTTTTTCAACTTTTCTGAATCTATTAAAAAATTCCTTTATCATGTCCAAAATCCTTGTATTCGTTTTTGTCGTGAAAAACAAATCATTAAAGCATCCGCTAAATTAGGTGATATTGCACCATCCGGCATTTTATCAACTATAATTTTACCCACATTATCTTCTGAATAGGTCGGTTGAGATATCTCACTGATTAACTTATTAAGATTAGTTAATTCACTAGCAAGACTTATAATGCTATCAGGATTATAATCTGTTTTTCCATTCATAGCTTTGTAAGTTTCTTGAAATCTATATCTTAAATCCCACCATGCTTGAGCCTTGGCATTTTTGAAATAATCCTCATTAGTTCTTCCTCTTCCAGCAGGCTTAACACCGCTAAAAAATTCCAGAGGATCTCTAGTAGGATCAATTACTGACCCTGATCCTCTAAATTGATGACATAACACTTGGGTTTGTCCGGCGATTCGTCGTTTGTCATTAATGATACGAGCGTCACCCCTAACACCAGCTCCAAGACCATCACCATCGTAATAAATAATATCAATATTATGCCTATCGCATAAGTGAAAAGCTTTTTCAACTGAATCAAAGATATCCGCATTTTTTCCGCTCCATTCTTCCAGAACATTAACTAAAATTCCTTGACGGCCACAATAGGCGTTCTTATCTTTTCCTTGATCGGCTATATCAAGCCCCGAAATTAATGAACCTGTCGGCTTTATATTAAGCTTTAAATGAGAATCAACGGATGCTTGCACCCATGCAGAAGGTATCAAAACACCTTCCATCGATGCTGAGTAATCCAAATCAATTTCCTGTGCTATAACTACAGGATCATCAATGTCTCTACATTTTTCTAAATACCAGTTTTGATCCTTCCGTGGATCATCTCGCCAGGAGAAAGTAAACACTGATATTTTGCCTCCAAAGCGTTTGCGGGCAAAAGGGTTATTCATGCCATGTGGTGTACTGATATCCACACGACAATTCGTTGTTTGTGAGAGGGATGCTTCGACCAAATCAGGTCTAGGAAGCCATGCACTTTCATCAACTATATAAAATGAAGCTCGATCACCTCGACCGATTCCATCTCCCGCTTCTCCTGATATTATAGATCCAGTATCAGGAAAATTTATTCTCATATGGGGAGCATGTTTATCAATATTCCATGATCCTTTAAATTCTCGTGGTAAACAATTTATAAATTGTCTGCATTTATGTAACAATGATTTAGGATCACCTAGCTTGTCAACATATTCTTGTTTTCGACTTCCAAATCCGACCGTCAAACCATCATTAAATAAGCACATAGTGGAGGCTAAAGCGATGGTCAACCAGCTTAACCCCATTTCTCTTGATTTCTCAGTTAACCCTGGCTTACCACGACGCCAAATATCAAGGAACCAATCAACCCATTCTTCTTGTTTAGGAAATAGAAGAAATGGACAGACGGAGGGTAAACCTCTTTCGATATTTCTTGGATCGTAAGTTACACCCCAATCAATAATAAATTGAGCAGGATGTGTTCTATAATATTTTTTCAATCCATTTAATATAGATTCATCTTTCTTGATTTCATTTAATCTTTTTATTCTCCAGTTAAAAACTGAAGTATAATCAGGATTTTTAAAATCAAATTCGAATGGAATTGGCATTATTGGCAAGAATCTAATGCTACAGGTGAATCAACTTCCTGTTTATTTTCTGAGTTATTAGAATGCAATTCTAATTCACTTTCTAATTTTAATATTTTTTGATTAAGCTCATTATTTAATGCCATTAATTCTCTTTCTCTTTCTTGATATAAAATATTAGTCGCTTTTAAATCATTGTTATCACCTAGCATGCATCCTAAAGTATGATTTGCTGCGGAAATTTTAGCATTTGCAACTTTTAATAAATTTTTTGTTTCATCTAATTGTTGTTGTAACATAAATAATTATTCCTTAAATTAAAATTAAAAACTATGGTGTTCCACCATCCGTTATAGTCCAGCTATAAGTTACGGTCAATAATAATCTTCCTGCCGTTCCATTAAATCCACCTGTTGTTGCATCATAATGAGAATTACCACCATTGAATGTAACTCCTATTTTAGGTGTGATTTGTGATCCCCATCCGGCCAATATTCCATTATAGTTTGCTGTTGATAATGTGATTTGATCAAACATATATTGTCCGGTTATTAATGATGTTATATTCCAGTTACCTAGATTCTGATCAAATGATGTTGCTAACTGAAACATAGATGACATATCAGTAACTAAGGAAGTATCCCAAGAAGAAATATCTTGATTAAAAGCCGCTGCCTGATAAAACATATAATCCATTCTTGTGACTGAGGATGTATTCCAAGAAGAAATATCTCTGTTAAAAATAGTTGTTTCACTAAACATACTTGTCATTGTTGTAACTTTTGAAGTATCAAACGAAGAAATATCCTCATTAAAACCGTCTGCTTGAAAAAACATATAATCCATTTCTGTCACATTTGATGTATTCCAGACCCCTATATTTTGATTGAATGCTATTGCGTCATTAAACATATTAGACATTGTAGTAACTGAAGATGTATCCCATGAAGAAATATTTTGATCAAAAGCTACTGCTTGAAAAAACATATAATCCATTGCTGTTACATTTGATGTATCCCAAACCCCTATATTTTGATTGAATACAATTGCAGTATTAAACATATTAGACATTGATGTAACTGATGTTGTGACCCAGTTATTCAAACTATGATTAAATGTTAAACAAGCAAGAAACATAAGACTCATATCAGTTACTGCTGATGTATTCCATGAACTTAAATCTTGATCAAAAATACCGGCATTTGCAAATGCAGAACTCATATTTGTTATTGAGGAAACATTCCAACTATTCATACTTGGAACACTCGTAAGAAATCTGCAATCCTGGAATATTTGAAAAAATGTAGTTGTTCCTGTTAAATCTAAAATATCTGTAGCTGTCACGGTCATGTTATTACAACCAGCAAAATATGAACCATCATTACCCAGATTTAATATTCCCCAATTAGAAATATCTAATAATTTTATAGCATCTCCCGCTTCATTAAATACAAATCCTTTGCATATACCAGATATAGTTATTGTGTAAACACCTGAACTACTGTAAGTATGGAGTAAATTTGCATCATTCCATGTTGTTATAGTATTAGTATTTCCATCGCCCCAATCCACCAAACAGTTATATGTACCTGACACCACAAAAGGTAATTGAACTTGAGTATTTGAGCTTGTTGATCCACCTGTATTGGCTGTATTCCAAGAAGAAACAAAAAATGGGCTAGTAGTATTAGCTTGTCTAAAGGACAATCCAGGAGATAACATAAATTGACCTCATAAGAAATTCTGAGAAAAAACCGTATTCAAATGTGAGCCATCATAATAACTTGTAATAATATCAATTGCAGCATTTCCCGTGCTAACTGTCATAGAAGTACCACCTGGCCATTTAAATAAATTTCCATAGGCTAATGTAAATGGCGATCCACCTTGCGTTATAACCCAAGTATAATAGGTACCTGCAACAAGATTTAATGGATTACTTAGCGTTGTATTTTCACTCAAAGTTGTTTTAAATATATTTCCAAGTTCTGCATTAGTTGCTGTTAAATTTCCTGAACTTGAAACAGTTACAGGAGAGCTTGTTTGGGCTGCTGTAAATGTATTTGCCGTAGATACAACATTAGCTAATGTAGTCGGAACACCTGGACAATTCGTTGAGTTATTGGTTGTCATGATTAGATTTCCTTGTCTAATTAAACAATTGTTATATTTCCTTGTGGCGCACCTAGGCATGCGAAATTCGTATTAGCCACTGTACAAAACAAGCAATTCAGCCATAATTAACATCCTTGTTAATATTTAATTTTATTTTAATTCACAAAAGCAGAAACCCATGGTACTGCTATAGTATTTCCTGCCAATGTCCATGCTGTAGGCGATGTAATAGTAGATGGACGACCTGATATAGTTGCAAATATTCCTGTTTGTATATCATCGGCAAGACCTGCTCGAATAATCATCGTAGTTGTGGCTTGGTCACCTAGAACTATCCATAGTACGTCACCTATAACTGCTGCTGTTGAAAGGGAAATAGTTGTATTCTTAATGCCTGTAGTGTTGGCCACACCCGAAATATCTGCAAATCCCAATCTTGTTAATGTCGGATTGCCATTTAAGTTAACAGAACCTTTAAATATTGCAATTTCAGCATAAGTGATGGTGGCGCATGCCGTTGTGACATTATATGTAACATTAATAGATGATGAAGCTACCGGACAAACTCCAGCATAAATAGCGTACGAAGTGGCGCTTGTTAAAGATAATGTTGTGCTAGTGTTTGCTGCATCCTTTATAGGTTTTAACAGTTTATCGCCAGCAAGAGAAGTCGTACCAATTTTTTTAGCCCCTGTAGAATCAGACATTACCCAACCGCTATTTGTAGTATAGGTTAAAGAATCACCTGGATTAAGAGTCCATGATAATATAACTCGATTTGTAGCATTATCTAAATAGCGTATTGTTATCTTATGCGCTATGGTATCGACATTAAAAATATTAACAAGCTTTACTTGGCGTTGAGTAGAACTTGCAGGGGAAGCCACTATGGTCACTACGTTTGTTCCATTTAGCACTGTATCTGATGCCGAAGGAACAAATGTAGTGGTAGTAATGTCAGCGTAACTTACCGACACATCTGGATTAGTTGTGGCGGCTGCCGTATCCATTAAAGCAGTTAAACTTTTATTTGTAGCATCTAATATAATCATATGACCTCAATTTAAATAAGCTGCAATCCATGGATAATTTGAAGGTTGATTTACCATCTGTATTGTAGAGGATGTTGATGGTCTTGTTCCACCTACGTATGCATAAGACAAAGAATCAAGCGCAGGAGTTCCGCCACTATCAATACCTGCGCCACGAAAAATAGGCATAGTCGTCGCTTGATGACCTTGTACAAACCATATTGTATCGCCTATAGAAATAGAAGGGGAACAAGCAATATTTACTGAAAATATTCCAGTCGAATTAATAATTGCGGATGTATCAGTAAAACCCAATCTAGTTAAATTTTGTGATATAGTTCCATTTGCTACATATTGCGAAGCAGTTAAATTAGTGGCAGGATTCCCTTTATAGATAGCAAATTCAGAATAAGTAATCGTGGCTATTGCTGTAGTAATTCTACAAAGTATATTAACTGAAGATGATGCTTTTGTTGCTGTACCTATATACAAGCCTATGGCAGCTTGACTTAATCCAGACAAGGAATATGTATTTGATACAGACGCGATATCTTTATCGTATGAAAACATTAAAGATACAGGA